AATGAAATGAACAGATGTCACTATCTGGATAAGAAACTCCAATTTGATTATTTACTAAATAATATCAGACCAAGAAACAGATGGTCGAAATGGTTAAAACCAAGTAAAATTGAGAATTTAGAAATAGTCAAAACGTATTTTGGTTTTGGTAATGAAAAAGCAAAAGATGCTTTGGAAGTACTTTCTGACACACAAATAGAAGAAATCAAAACCTTATTTACGGAAGGTGGAGTGGAGAAGAAATGATAAATATTGAAGATATGATTGAATGTCAATTAGACAAACCAGATGATTTTTTAAAAATTAGGGAAACCCTAACAAGAATAGGTGTTGCATCAAGGAAAGATAAAACTTTATACCAATCTTGTCATATATTACATAAACAGGGGCGATACTTTATTGTTCATTTTAAAGAATTATTTGCACTTGATGGAAAACCAACAAATTTTTCTGAGAATGATCAAGCGAGAAGAAATACTATTGCAAATTTATTAGCCGAATGGGGATTAATAAAAATTGTAACTCCTGAAGAAACTTCTACATTAATTGTTCCATTAAATCAATTAAAAATTCTTTCTTATAAAGAGAAAGATGAATGGACATTAATACCAAAATATAATATTGGAAATAAAAAAGGTGAAAATGAGCAAAGCGAAGAAAACTTCCACAACGAAGAGCAACATTAAAACAGAAGAAAATACTGATACAACATGGTCTAAATCACCCATGATGGAAGAAAAATTAAGTTTTTTCAGAGTAAATGAACAAGCTAAAATACCAACATTTTCTACTAAAGATTCTGCGTGTTTTGATTTAAGTGCAAATTTAGTAGATGGTGAAGATGTTAAATATTATGGTGCTGTACAAACTAAAATATTACCAAGAAGAGTATCTTTTGATATAAATAGTAATAGACATTTTGTACAGTTAAACAACATGGAAAGAATGTTAATTCCTACTGGATTGATCGCAGATATTCCAGTTGGATTTTCGATTCGATTACATTCAAGATCGGGACTGGCATTTAAACAAGGAGTTTATCTCACAAATTGCGAAGGCGTTATCGATAGTGATTATGTCGAACCTATTTTTGCTATGGTTACTAGTCTTAGTAACGTACCTGTGAGGATTTTTAATGGAGATAGAATTTGCCAAGGAGAACTAGTTCGATGCGAAAAATATACATTGAATGAGTCTGATGAGCCACCAGCTCAAAAAACTGATAGAGATGGTGGATTTGGTTCAACGGGTGTGTAATACAATGGTGTATGCAGACTTAATTTTAACTTCAAATTCTTAACGGAGTATATATGTTAGATAAAGCAGTAGGATGGATGCGACAACTTACCGAAGCCGGAATTGCTTTAATTGCACTTGGTGTAGTTCTGCAAATAATTTGGCCCGGAGCCGCAGCCATTCCATTTATTGGGATAGACATCGTAGGAAACGTTCTTGCACTAGTTGGTAAACTTGGTGGAGAAGGTCTTATCGGTCTAATTGCAGTTTGGGTTCTTTGGGGAATTTATCAAAGACCTTGACAAATCCTGAAAGTATGATATAATATACTTATAGTGATTTTTATATTATGAAAATAAAATTGTGGGGATTTGATCTCTTAATTGAGTGGATGATCCCCACTCTTACATTATAAATAATTATGGAAGATATTGAAGATTATCAATTCAAATTGTTAGTTGTAGGAGCCGGCATTTATGAGGCAAATTCTCTCAGCGAATTAATTTGGATAGTTATAAAACATAGAATTGGACACTTTCTCAACGGAGAAGGGTTCATTGACTGAGGTTGTCCATAGTGGAAACCTCGTAATACAACGATTGCTCAAGCGAAAGAGAATCGTTATTTTTATTAACCTCGCTTTATAAGGAGGAATTATGGTACTTCGCGCATCACACATTCCCATGAATACAGGGGATATCGAAAGAGCTCTAGGATTTTCTATAGGGTTCGATTCAATGTTTGATAGATTGTTTGGAGATTTTCCAACAGCATCAACAACTCAACAGGGTTATCCACCCTATAATATCCGAAAAGACGGAGATACTAAGTACTTCATAGAAATGGCTGTTGCTGGTCTTTCTGAAGAAGATTTAGAAGTTGAATTGAAGGAAGGTCTTCTTTCGGTTCGTTCTAAACAATCAACAGAAGATGAATCTACTTATGTTCATCGTGGTATCGCCAAGAGAACATTTGAACGTTCTTGGACTCTTTCAGATGATATTATTGTAAAGGGTTGTGATTTAATCAACGGAATGTTAACTGTTGAACTTGAAAAGGTTATTCCAGAGGAAAAACGAGCACGTTTGATTCCTATTGGAAATAAGAAAATTAAGTCAATCAACTAATTGACATTTGATGCGCCCATCAGTACCTTGTACTGGTGGGCTTTTTAGGTTTTATATATATTTAAAAAAAGGAAAAACATGTGTAACAACGAACATTGTCATTGTGAAAATTGTACTTGTGATCCATGTACATGTACAGAAGAAGATCAATGCGGATGTGAATAATTATTGAAAGGAATATTATGTTACCTGTTGCAAGTTTATTATTTAATGTTATATCGGGCCTTGTTGTAGATAAGGCAACTGATTTGGCAACTGAACATGTGGAAAATATGATAGATGAAATTCTTCCAGATGAAGCTAAAAAAGAATTAGATAAAATTGTAAAAGAAGATCCATCTCATCAATTTGAAACGGCAAAAGATGCATTGATGGGAGCAGTAGAGGGTCAAGTACCTATAATAAAAGCTGATGGGTCAATTAAACCCATAGAGATTACAGTTAAGGTTACTTATAATCCCGTTACAGGATCTCTTGATATAGAAAAAAATTAAAGGAGTTTTATAATGGCTGAAACAATTAGATTATCAAAGAATTTTGCTTTATCTGAAATGGTTAAGAGTGCTACAGCGGAAAGATTAAATGTAGACAATTCACCTAGTGATATACATCTTGTGAATTTAACTCATTTAGCAATAAATATTTTACAACCAGTAAGAAATCAATTTGGTGTAATTACAATTAATTCTGGCTATAGAAGTCCTGCATTAAATGCTAAAGTGGGAGGATCTAAAACTAGTCAACATTGTAATGGACAGGCAGCTGATTTCGAATCTTTTTCTACACCAAATCCTGACCTTGCAAAATGGATTGCGAAGAATTTGGAATTTGATCAACTGATTTTAGAATTTTATGATGGTAAGAACCCTAATAGCGGTTGGGTACATTGTAGTTATAATCTTATGGGGAATAGAAAGAAAATCCTCACAGCACTTAAGACTAAAAATGGAGTCCAATATAAAAACGGTTTCGTTTCTGCGTAATAAAGTAATAGAATTTAGTGTAAAAATTTATTTACAGGTTTTGTTTTTTATCGGAGCCTTTAGGGGCCGTTCATGGGTTGACAAACACATAAAACTGTGTTATAATAAATTAGATGAAATTAATAGTGATTATGATAAAGTGACAAGGAACCAATGGTACAGATAGTTGATGATTTTTTAGATAAAGAAGAATTTGAAAAATTGCAAAACTTAATGATGAAGGATGTAATTCATTGGTTTTATTGGCCCAATATTGATACTCCCGAAGATAAAGATAAGTTTCAATTTATTCATTCGTTTTATCAGGATAAAATTCCAGCTTCTTCATTTGTAGAACATTTAAATCCTGTTCTTCAATGTTTAAATCCATTATCTGTATATAGAATAAAAGCAAATCTTTTGACAAGAACAGAAGAAATTATTAAAAATTCATTTCATGTAGATATTCCTCATATGTCAGAGGAAAAACAAAGTCAATGGACAACTGCTATTTTATACATGAATACTAATAATGGTTATACAGAATTTTCAGAAGGAATGAAGCAATATGAAAAAGTTGAAAGTGTTGCAAATAGAATAGTAATATTTCCTGCCAATATAAAACATCGTGGTACATCCTGTACTGATGAAAAATCTAGAGTTGTTATAAATTTTAATTATTTCAAACATGAAAAATAGGTTCTATACAAATATAGTTTGTCTCGGTAATTATATTTTCGAAAGGGGAATAGAAAATGGATTGCCCTTTGAAGATAAAAAAGAATTTAAACCGACCTTATATATTCCCACTACAAATAAAACTGAATGGCGTACACTTGATGATAAGCCAGTAGGTCCCGTTCAATGGGGAACTATTAAAGAAACCCGTGCTGCATTGAAAAAGTATGAGGGTGTAGAAAACATGAAACTCTATGGCCATACTAATTTCAATTATTCTTATATTGGTGAAACCTACCCAGATACTATTGATTATAATTTAGAACATATTAAGATAATGTATATCGATATTGAGGTTGGTTCTGAGCATGGATTTCCAGATCCTGAAATTGCTTCTGAAGAAGTCACGGCTATTACAACAAAAATGGGTGATGATATTCAAGTTTGGGGTTGTGGTGAATTTAAGAATGATAAAGATAACATTACATATAACAAATGTGGTGATGAACGGCAATTATTAGAAGAATTTGTTATGTATTGGCAGAGAAATTGTCCTCATGTAATTTCTGGTTGGAATACTAAAACATTTGATACTCCATATTTGGTTAATAGAATTCGAAATATTTTAAATGAATCATGGGTCAAGAAACTATCGCCTTGGGGTTTTGTTAAAGAACAGAAAATATTTGGCATGGGTGGTAGAGAATTACAATCATACGAAATATATGGTGTATCTGAATTAGATTATATGGAATCTTATAAGAAGTTCACGTTTAAAAATCATGAATCTTATAGATTAGATCACATTGCCAATGTGGAATTAGGTCAGAAAAAATTAGATTATTCTGAAGTTGCTACTCTTCATGAATTGTATAGAACAGATTATCAGAAATTCATAGAATATAACATTCAAGATGTATTATTAGTGGATCGTCTTGAACAGAAGATGAAACTTTTAGAATTGATTATGTCACTTGCATTTTTATCTAAATGTAATTTTATAGATGTTTTTGCTCAAACAAGAATGTGGGATTGTATTATTTACAATCATCTTTTAAAAGAGAAGGTTGTAATTCCACAAAAGAAAAGAGCAAATAAAGGTGATATGTATGAGGGTGCTTATGTGAAGGCACCACAAAAAGGAAGACATAAATGGATTGTGAGTTTTGACTTGAATAGTCTATATCCACATTTGATTATGCAATATAATATTTCTCCTGAAACTATTGTGAGTACGTGGAAGGATGAAATGACTGTGAATGAATTATTAAATAAGGAATTTGATACATCAAAATGGAAAGAAAAGAATATTACTGTTACTCCAAATGGTTCAATTTATCGTAGAGATAAACATGGATTTCTTCCTGCTTTGATGGAGAGTATGTATAATGATAGATCAAAATATAAGAAATTGATGATTGCAGAACAGAAAAAGGGTAGAAATGCAGATACTAATAAATTATCACAATATCATAATTTTCAATTAAATCTAAAGATCGCACTTAATTCTGCTTATGGTGCAATGGGTAATCAATGGTTTAGATTTTATGATGAAAGAAATGCAGAAGCTGTTACTGCCGCAGGACAATTATCTATTCAATGGGCTGAGAAGGCGGTTAACAATTATTTAAATAAAACGTTAGGTACAGAAGATGTTGACTATATTATTGCTATGGATACCGATTCTTTATATGTTTGTCTTGATGATCTTGTTTCTAGAGTTGGTATTACCGACAAAGAAAAGATCATCGGATTTTTGGACAAGGCCTGTGGAAGAATAGAAGATGTTATCGAAGATTGTTATAATGATTTAGCAGATTACATGAATGCCTATCAACAAAAGATGGTCATGAAACGTGAAGTAATTGCTGATACGGGAATTTGGACAGCTAAGAAACATTATATTCTGAATGTTCATGATTCTGAGGGTGTTCGATATGAAGAACCAAAACTAAAGATTGTTGGTATTGAAGCAGTAAAAAGTTCTACTCCATTTGCATGTAGAGAATCATTAAAAGAAATTTTTAATATTATTTTGTCTGGTACAGAAGATGATGTGATTAATTATATTGAAAAGTTTAAAGAGAAATTTATTGGTTTAGATATGGAAGAAATAGCATTTCCAAGATCAGTTAATGGATTAAAAAAATATAAAGATCCGGCAACAATTTATAGAAAATCTACACCAATACATGTTAAAGGTTCTTTAATTTATAATCATATATTAAGAACTAAAAAATTGACAAAAAAATATCAATATATAAAAGAAGGAGAAAAAGTTAAATTTTCTTACCTTAAAGATCCTAATCCTACGGGAGATAAAGTAATTTCAATAACAAATAGTTTACCTAGAGAATTTGAGTTAGAAAAGTATATTGATTACGATACTCAATTTGAAAAGGCATTTTTAGAACCATTAAAGGGAGTGTTAGACGTAATTGGCTGGGAAACAGAGAGGAAGTCAAGTCTTGACAATTTCTTTATTTAGTGTATAATAGAGGTAATATGGCTGGAAGTATTATGGTGAGATATGCAAAGAAGACTTCAAAACAATTAAGAAAAGAAAATTCAGGGTCTCATGCACAAATGTCAAAACAATTAAATTATTCAATAGATATTGATCCAATGTCTATAAGTTATATGACTTTCGAAACTCAAAAAGAGGCATCTGCATTTGCTAATAGAATGCAGGAAGAAGGAAATCATATTATTGAGATTAAAGATGATTATAAAAGAACATGAATAAGAAAAAAACTGAACCACAAAAACAAGATAATTTTATATACATTAATGACAATGCAATGTCTTTAGAAATGTGTGTAAAATTGTATAATCACGTATGGGAAAATAAAAAAACATTTCAGGATTATTCTATAAAATCTTCAACAGGTGCGCCTGAAAGAAGAAAAAATGATCAAGATGATTATTGGTTTTGGGTAGAATATTTCAATACATTTCCTGAAAATTGGTATGAACATATTGTGAATACTGTAACAACAGAAGGATTAAAATATTTAAAAAAATATCCTGTAACTTTTGAGGGACAAGAAATGACAAGTCCCAAAATTAAATATCATGTTGTACAAAAACATCAAGGATATCATGCTTGGCATCATGAACACGCATCAACAACTTATTCTAGTAGTGTTTTGTCATGGCATTTATCTTTAACAGACCATAAAGAGGAAGGTGAATTAGAATTTCTTTATTATGGAAAACGAATAGCACCAAGAGCTGGTAGAATGATAATTTTTCCATCTTATTTTACACATTGTCATAGAGGTAATCCTATAAGAGGTGAAATGGAAAAACATTATTTAACTGGTTGGTGGTGTGCAAAAGAGGAATTAAAATTATGAGTGATTATTTTGATGGCTTATTAAAAGCAACAGGTAATGAATTTGCAACAAAAGTTTCAGATGGAGTTGAAGCAGGTGATGTATCTAGTTATGTAGATACTGGAAGTTATATTTTAAACGCATTAGTTTCGGGAGATATTTATGGAGGAATACCATCAAACAAAATTACAGCATTGGCGGGAGAAACTGCTACGGGTAAAACATTCTTTGCTCTTGGTATGGTCAAACAGTTTCTTTCAACTAATCCTAGCGGCGGTGTTTTGTACTTTGAGTCTGAGTCTGCTCTAACAAAGGATATGATTGAAAGTAGGGGAATTGATTCTAATAGGATGATAATTCTTCCTGTAACTACTATACAAGAATTTACTCATCAAGCAGTTAAAGTAGTAGAAAATCATACAGAGGATAGACCATTAATGATGTGTCTAGATTCTCTTGGAATGTTATCAACAACAAAAGAAGTTGGTGATATTTCAGAAGGTAAAGAGACTAAAGACATGACAAGAGCACAACTTGTCAAAGGATGTTTCAGAGTCTTGACATTGAAATTGGGTAAAGCAGGAATTCCATTACTAGTAACAAATCACACATACAAACAAGTCGGTACAATGTTTCCAACTGATGTAATGGGTGGAGGTTCTGGTTTACAATATGCAGCATCTACAATCATTTTTCTCTCTAAACGAAAAGAAAAAGAAGGTACTGATGTTGTGGGGAACGTAATACATTGTAAGAACTTCAAATCTAGATTAACTAAAGAAAACAAAATGGTTGATGTTCTTTTACGATATGATTTGGGATTGAACAGATATTATGGACTACTTGAATTGGCTGAAAAGTATGATATAATAAAGAAAGTGTCTACAAGATATGAATTGCCAGATGGTACAAAATTATTTGGTAAACAAATATTATCTGATCCAGAAAAATATTTTACTGATGATATTATGAAGTCTTTAAATGAGGCCGCAAATAAAGAATTTTCTTATGGTGGCTTTGATGAAAGTGAGGCGGAAGATGTTGTATAAAGAATGCACAAATCCAAATGATCCAGATGATAAATCATTATGTATAGTGGTACAAGATAATTCACCATTTGATGGTGCTATAGTTAGATATAAATCTTTTAAGTTAGTAGAACAAGAATTAACCGGAAATGATATTGCCTGTCAATATGAATATGAATTTGAAGTTCCTCCACATGATTTAGGTTATGAAATTACTGATACAGATGGTGAAGAATTTGAGAAGCGTTTAGGAGAATGGGTAATAGAAATTATACAAAGACAAATGGAAAAACATGCAGCAAAGGATAGAGACCTTAATACTTAAAAATTTAATACATAATGATGAATATGCTAGAAAGGTATTGCCATTTTTAAATAAGGATTATTTTGAAGAGCATACAGATAAATTATTATATGAACAGGTAGATACATTTATTACAAAATATAATAATCTACCTACTAAAGAAGCGTTAGTTATTGAATTAGAAAATTCTTCATTGAATGATACAGAATTCGATAATGTAACAGAACTTTTAACCCATGTTGATGGACAAAATACAGATGAAAAACCAGATATTCAATGGTTATTAGAAACAACTGAGAGATTTTGTCAAGATAAAGCTATATATAATGCAGTAGTTAAATCAATTAAAATATTAGATGAACCAGATAAAACCAATGATGACAAAGGTGTTATTCCTGAGCTCCTTACCGATGCTCTTTCTGTTAGCTTTGATCCTCATATCGGGCACGATTATTTTTTGGATTCTGATGATCGTTATCTTTTTTATCATAGGGTTGAAAAGAAAATTCCTTTTGATCTTGAATTCTTTAATAAGATCACTCAAGGGGGATTATCCACAAAAACACTAAATGTAGCACTCGCCGGAACCGGTGTAGGTAAGTCTTTGTTTATGTGCCACCAAGCCTCTAGTTGTTTATCTCAAGGACATGATGTATTGTATATTACATTAGAAATGTCAGAAGAACGAATTGCTGAAAGAATAGATGCTAATTTGTTGAATATTGGATTAAATGATTTAGTTAGTTTACCTAAAACAATGTATGAAAAGAAAATAGATGAATTAAAAAAGACTATTAAAGGTAGATTAATTATTAAAGAATATCCTACAGCTGCAGCTGGATCGAATCACTTTAGAACATTATTGAATGAATTAAATCTCAAAAGAAATTTTACTCCAGATATTATTTTTATCGATTATCTTAATATTTGTTCTTCTTCACGTATAAGAACAGGACAATATGTAAATTCTTATAGTTATATAAAAGCTATTGCTGAAGAACTTAGAGGATTAGCCGTAGAATATGATGTTCCTATCATGTCAGCAACACAAACTAACAGACAGGGTTTTCAAAATACTGATGTTGGATTAGA